GCAAAAGTGTATTCAAAAAACAGAGTAAAAAAAATGAATGATGCTGGATATACTGTTCAAGTGTTTTGCTTGAATGCTGCATCTATGGGAGTACCTCAGAAAAGAGAACGTGTATTTTTCATTGGACATAAAAAAGAGTTTGCTTTCCCAAAATTAAAATTAGAGTTTAATGAAACTGCAATACCTTTTGGAATTGTTAGAAGTGAGAAAGGAAGTGATAAAATAAGTGATGAAAGAAAAATGCTTTTGTCAAAAGCCATAAAAACTGACACAAATATTTCTCATATTAATGAAAGGATTTATAATAAAGTAAGTGGATTCAATGCAGGCATAATTCATGATGAACAAGTCAAAGGAACTATAACAAGCACAGAAATAGATTATAGGTTTTATGATCGAATGCAATTATCAAAGGAAGATTATATTTTATGCGGGACTTATCCGCTTGATTACAACTTCAAAAATATAAATCCAAAATATTTAATAGGAATGAGTGTACCTCCTGTAATGACCGCCCAAATAGCAAATCAGATTAAAATACAATGGTTAGATAAAATTAAGTTAGTTATATTTTGAAAAATCATACTAAATTATATTTAGCTTACTTTGGCTTTGATCAATCTGATTTTATCCCTTGTGAAATTTGCGGATGCAAGGCGGTTGATATACATCACATAGAATGCAGAGGAATGGGAGGCACTAAAGAGACTGAAAATATAGATAACCTACAAGCGTTATGCAGATCGTGCCATGTTAAGTATGGCGATAAAAAAGAATACAAAGAGTTTTTAAAGGAGGTACATAATGATTACAAGCAGAGAAGAGTCACTAAAGAGGGGATTAAATACTCAATTTAAAAAAGGAGTTTCTGGTAATATAAAAGGCGCACCTAAGAAAATACCGCAGTTAGATGTTTTACTAGCTGATGTATTAGGTGAGGAGAAGGATGGAATAGAAGCAGCAAAGGCAATCCTGATGGCATTACGTTCAAAGGCAGTAAAAGGAGATGTTAGAGCAGCTGAGGTTTTATTAGATCGTGCCTATGGCAAAGCATCCCAAAGCCTGACATTAGATGGAGATATTAATTTTAGAGTACCTGCTCCAAATGTTTACAATACTGCGCCTCCTTTGTCACATAGTGAAAATGAAATAGATGTTTGATTGCAGTCCAGTATTCTATGAAGCATACAACACTAAAGAAAAGGTTTGTATTTTACAGGGAGGTACGGCATCATCTAAAACTTACTCTGTCATGCAACTGCTTTTCTATAAAGCAGTAAATGAGCAAAGGTCAGTTATAACTGTTGCAGGAGAATCATTACCTAACTTGCGTAAAGGTGCTTACAGAGATGCTGAAAATATCTTTGCAGATAACAAATACTTACAATCTCAACTAAAATTTTGGAATAAGACTGAACGGATAATCTATTTTAAGAACGGCTCACTTATTGAGTTTGTTTCCTTTGAGAATGAGCAGTCAGCAAAGAATGGTAAGCGTGACTACCTTTTTGTCAATGAGGCTAATGGTATAAGTTACCAGATATACTGGCAGTTAGCAATCAGGACAAAGAATAAAATATACATAGATTATAATCCCACAAATGAGTTTTGGGCGCATACTAAGCTAATTGGTCAGCCAGATACAAAACTAATAATCTCAGACCATCGGCATAATCCATTCCTATCAGAAGAAGATCATCAAAGAATAGAGGCTATAAAGGAATTAGATCAGGAGTTATGGAATGTATATGCTAGAGGTTTAACAGGCAAGATTGAGGGCGTTATATTTAGGAACTGGGCAATATGTGAGGCAATACCAGAGAATGCTGAATTGATTGCATTTGCAATTGACTTTGGATTTACCAATGATCCTACAGGGATTATAGAAGTTTATAAGTCTGAAGGCGAGTTGTGGGTAAATGAGATGTGCTATGAAACTAGGCTAACCAATATGGATATCTGTCAAAAGCTAAGAGATTTTAAGGTAAGCCCAGAGCAGGAGATAATAGCTGATAGTGCAGAGCCAAAGTCTATACAAGAGATTTATGCTGAAGGTTTTAACATTCATGGAGCAATCAAAGGACCAGACTCGATTAAGCAAGGCATAGACATTCTTAAAAGATATAAGATAAATGTAACGGCAAATAGCCATAATCTAAAAAAGGAACTTTATTCATATATTTGGAAAAAAGATAAAACAGGCAAAATGTTAAATGAGCCGATTGATGCATTTAATCACCTCATAGATCCTTTGAGATACGTGGCATTAAATAAGTTGGCATCTAAATTTGTACAGGAATATTCATTTGAATGGTAATTATGGGCATACTACAAAAATTCTTTAAGGCTGATATTGAAAAGGCAGCCCAAAATCAATTACAGTCTTTGATGCCCGGATTGCAGCAAAGCATAACTGCTAACCTTTACAACCAGAACGTATTTGGATGGATTGGAAATAATCAGGTTATAGTTGATTTTTCAGATAAGATTAAGTTTGTTGAAGAGGGATTCCAAAAGAACGCTGATGTTTACACTTGCATTGATATTATTAGTAAAAAGGTTGCGGAATGTGCTTACTGTCTTTATGAAGTCAAAGAGGGCGTAACAAAAAAGGATTTAAAGATATATGAGAATATGTCTATGGCTGAGGGTGCATCTGCTAAGATGAGAACATTACAACTTAAAGAGCAGATGTTTAATCAAGTAGAAAACAATCCTATACTTGACTTATTAGCAAAGCCTAATCCTTTACAGACTTATGAGGAATGGATGACTGATCTTGCAGGGTTTTACCTATGTACAGGGGATGGTTATATATTTGGCAATGGTAAGGATGATGTGATGACTGAGAAACAAATATGGTCACAACTATACTGCTTACCTAGTCAATGGATTGAGATTATCTCAGGCGGTATGTTTGAGCCAATTAAAGGATATTCTTTGACATCTATCTATATAGAAGAAGTACCTTTACCTGCTAATCAGGTTGTTCACTTTAAATCATTTAATCCTGACTTTACTTTAACAGGAGCGCAGTTATACGGACAGTCACCTATAAAAGCTATTTACAGAAATGTATTGAAAGAGAATGAAGGCGATAACGAATTATTAAAGCAGATACGTAATGGTGGTGCTATGGGCTTTATTTCTCCTGATGGGAATGGTGCAAGTTTGACAAAGGATCAAATGAATCTGTTAAAGGAAAAGATAGTTGATGCCAAACGTGGTGAGAGCTTAATGGATAGAATATTCCCATCATCAGGACCGCTAAAATGGACTCAGATTGGATTACCATCTACTGATTTACAACTAATAGAATCTCTTAATATAGATACTCGTAAAATATTTACTGCTTTTCATGTTCCTATACAATTCTCAGGTAGTGAATCAGCATCTACAGATAATAACATGGGATGGGCATCTAAGCAGTTAATTTATAACGCAACCGCTCCATTATCTCGCAAGATTAGAGATGCAATCAACAAGTTTGTTTGTGAGCCATACGCTAAAGCATACGGCAAGAAATACTACTTTGATTTTGACTTTAGTTCTTATCCTGAGATGCAGGAAGATATGGCAAAGCTAACTGACTGGTTGGCTAACTCATATTGGATTACTCCTGATGAGAAACGTATTGCTCAGGGTTACGATAAGATCAGCACTCCAGAGATGCAGAATATTTACGTACCTGCTAACTTAGTACCTATTGAGGAGTTGTCTTTAGACCAGGCGTATAACAATGCAACCATAAATGGCAAGTAGTGTTAAATACCACAAAACCTATTTAAAACTTCATAAAGAGTATGAGGCTTATGCTTATCCTATCATTAAGAAGGCATTAGATGAGCAGACATCGGCAGTTGCTGATTTTGTGAATGAAGATAACTTTGATAACATAGAATTATACATTCAGTTCTTAATTCAGCAAAAACCTTTATATGATGGATTAGAAAAAATCTATACAAAGGTTGGCGTATCAGCTGCGACATTCTCTTATGACTGGATACGTAATTCAGTACCAAAAACAAAAAAGGATTTTATTACAGATTTCTTTAATCCTCAATGGTATATTGAGATGGTTGAATATTTTAGGCTAATTGGAGGCACTAAAGTTCAAGGTATAGATGATACAACTAGAGATAAAATTAACAACTTATTAGCTAATATTTTGGGACAAAATTTGTCCAGAAGAGAACAGGCAAAGTTATTTGAGGAAACACTAAACGATCCTTCATTTAATCGTGCAAGGTCTTTGGTAATTGCTAGAACAGAATCTACAACTGCTGCAAATCATGGCATCAATGAAGGTGCTAAGAGTTCTGATTATGAAGTTTCTAAGTTTTGGATAAATACAAAAGATAAACGGACAAGGCGAACTCATTTAGCAATGACTACAGAAAGGATACCAATTAATCAGCCTTTTATGGTTGGTTCTAGTATGATGATGTATCCGGGCGATGTTGGTAATGAGTTAAATGAAATACCTGCTAGTGAGGTTGTAAATTGCCGTTGTGTTATGGCTACAGAAGCAACATTGGATTCAGATGGTTTGCCAATACTAAAGCCTAGAACGCCTCCATACTTAAAAGACTTAAAAGCTAAAACCTATAATGATTATCCAGAGGCAGCGGTAAATAATGCTAAACGTGCTTTAAAATACGCAGAAGAAAACGGATGGGGCGAATGCGGTACGCCAGTTGGCAAAGCTAGAGCAAGGCAGTTGGCAAATAGAGAGCCTTTGTCAAGAGATACAATCGCTAGAATGGCATCATTCAAAAGGCATCAGCAACACGCCGACGTTCCTTATACAGAGGGTTGCGGTGGTTTGATGTGGGATGCATGGGGCGGAACGGCAGGAGTAGAATGGGCAATTAGAAAATTAAAACAGATAGATGCGGAATAATTTTGATATTTAAAAAATTAATATATTTGTAAAGATGAAAGGATTATTAGAATTTAAGAACTACAATGCCGAGATAAAGGACATGGATTCCGAAAGGATGACAGTTACAGGCTACTTTGCAAGTTTTGGCAATGAGGATTATGATGATGATATTATCATGCCCGGTGCCGCAACAAAAACAATCGCAGAGCGTGGACCGATGGGATCGAATGAGATATTCTTTTTAAATCAGCATAACTATGCCCAACCGCATGGTA